TTATAATATTTTATCTATCAATTGAATCGCTTTTTCATCTCGTTTATCCGTGACAGAAACATATCGATCAGCGGTAACGGTGATGGATGCATGGCCAAGTCTTTTGGATACGTAGTCTAAGTCTAATCCGCTTTCAAGTAGGCGTGTGGCGTGGGTATGACGGAAGATGTGCATGGATCCATGCCCAAATTTTTTATGACAGAAATTTTCAAAGGCGCGAAAGTCATTCGACGTTAGTGGGTTTCCATTTTCTTCCGTGCAGACAAAATCGTTATCGAAATAATAGGCTCCGTATTTTATGGAGTTTTTTTGTTGCCAGATTTGTTGGCGTTTGAGGGCAATGTAAAGTGATTGACCAAAAGGAATGGTACGAATAGATGACATTGTTTTCGGCGTGGATTGTATTTCTATTCTTGTTTTATCGTACATGGTACTTTGTATCCGGATGGTTCGCTGCGTCATATCAATCAAGCTCCATTGGAGCGCTAATATTTCTCCTTTTCGCATGCCTGTCAGATAGGCGATGCGGAGTGGCAGGTATAGTTTATGGTCTTCTCCGTAGTGTGCCATGATTGTTTTTATTTCTTCTTCTGTAAATATTTGTAGTGGGGCGGGGGCTGCGAACCAACGAGGAATTTTTACGTTTAGCATGGGGTTGTTGAATAGGTATTTCCGGTTGGCTACTGCCCACATGAGTGAATTTTTTAAAACAGAATGAATGGATTTGATGGTGGATTTGGAGAGTCCATTGTCTTTTAGTGTTTGTATGAAGTCTTGTAAAAAGGAGGGGGTTAGTTCTCTTAGTCGTATTTTCCCAATGGTCGGAATGATGTGATTTTTGACTAAACCACTATAGGAATCAATCGTGTTTTGTTTCATGTTTTTTACAATTTCTTTCTCAAGCCATTCTTGAAGAAATTTCTCCACCAACATATTAGAAGGTTCAAAAAATTTACCGGTACGATCCGTCTCCATCATTGCCATGCGATAGGCTCTTTGGGCATCGGCTTTGGTGTATCCGCCGAAATGTTCGTGGCGAATACGCTTTTTATCATCTCCGTACTCGTCTATGGTGTAGTACCATCTACCGTTTTTTTCTCGTATTGTTGCCATAAGTTTGCTCCTTTTTTGGAAATATTGGGTTTAGTTGTTCAGAATTTTCAAATTTATAAACTTAGCATAGATTAAGTCTTGAAAATGACGATTTATCAGACTTATGTGCAGAACTTCCAATAGTAACCATTTTGCCGACGTCGGTAAAATGGTCTGAAATACGATTTATCAAACTTACGTGAGATAGGATTTTTATATTGAAAATGATTTGACGTTTTGCTTGGATATATCGTAAACTGTCAAATAAGTCTATAAATGAAGCATTTTAGAAATTAAAATAGGGGACGGCATCCGAAGATGTCATCCCCCTAAAACGGTGAACCGTTTTGTCTTGTGTCCTTATCTTACATAAATTAGAACCATTTGTCAATAATTAAGGATATGACATCAAATGTAGATTTAATAACAAGATTTTTCTCATAGGTGTTTTTTCGGAAAAATCGATTAGAAAGACCATGTAGTTCCTTTGAAACGTGTTTATGAACTCCACTACTATGTACAATGTTCTTATGTAAATATAGACAGACTATAATTTCTGAAATTCGTTCATTAGATAATTTGTTTTCGATGGTGGATTGTTTGCAACCTATTGAATATAAAGATTGTACCAGTTGTGACGAGGCACGATTTTTGATTATTTCTGACTTTTCGCGAAGGTCATTTATAATGCAATTGTTATGTGCGGAAGCGTTACGTAGGGTTTTTACAGATAAAAGTAAATAGAAGTTTCGAATCATATTTTTGTCAGACTTTATGACCCGCACTATATTTTTCAGAGCCGCACTTTGAGATTGAAAAATGTTTTGGTCTCTATTTTCCTTGTAAATTTTCTTTCGTTTCTCTCGGTCTCTGTTAAAAAAACGGTATCCGCAAAATTTATAAAAAGAAATAAATGTTCCAAAGGAGATAATTTCAATAAACACCCAAACCGGTAAATGTTGTTTATATTTTTGGTACGCCTGTTTGCAATAGGGACTTTTTGCGTTTCGCTCTAATTCCATTTTTATATATGATGATTCGCGATCAGAAAGTGTATTAAAGTAATCTTCAACAATGGAATATCCGTCTTCTTCAGAATCTATTGTAATTTTGTGCATTAAATTGACTTTTGCAAAATGCTCAATGTTTAAGGATAATTTTAATACCAAGGAGCGAAGATACATGTCAATGACGGCTAAATCAATTAACATAGAGAAATCTAAGTGAAGATAATGCTGCCTTGAAATATCTTTTGCAAAGTTTTTTCTATACGAACTAAGCTTGAAAAAGTTGTTGTTTTCTTTTAAGTATTGGAGAGCGTCTTGTTCAGATATGTTATTAAACAGAACACCTTTTGCCTTTAAATGCTCTATCTGTTCTTGATGGCTTAGCTTCGGCTTTATGTTCATGTATACTCCTTTCAAATAAAAATTACCATGTGTGACGGGATTCTATTACTTTACCGATAATTTTCACAGGTGAATTGTTTTAGAATTTTATATAAACAACGTTTTTTATGCGCCGGATTTTTCTTTTTTATATTTGGGGGCATCGAGGAGGAGTTTCATGGTGCCTATGGCTTGTCCTTGATCTAAAAGATCTAATTGTGTAAATAGTCTTACGGCGTCTTTCGTGGTTTCGCCGTAGGCTTTTTTTATTGCTTCGTCTATGTTTATTTCGTGTTCCGGTGGAACACTATTTAATACTCCAGACATTAAATAGCCGGGCGTTGTTTGTAATGCAACAGCAAGTTTTTCTATTTTGTCAGATGGAATACTACCGATTACTCCGGATTCATAACGCTGTATTGTTTGACGTGATACGCCGACAACTTTTGCAACTTCTTCTAACGTAAGTTGTAACTCTGAACGACGTTGTTTTATATTTTCATTTAGTTTCATAATAACCTCCATATTTATCATTATATGAAAAAAATTTCCAACATGCAACACGATAAGTGACAAATTATGAAAAAAGTTTCTTGACAAGTGAAAAATGAAATGGTAACATATGTTACGTAAGAAGTGACAAGAAAGGAGCGGTATAAAATGGTGAATGTTAATCTTCTAAAAGGGGCAATGGCTGAACAAGGTAAATCACAAAGAGATGTTGCCGATATGTTAGGAATAAGCGAAAGAACATTTTACAACAAAATGAAAAGGAAAGTATTTGACTCCGATGAAATTGTTCAAATGTGTAACTATTTGGGTATTTCTGAGAATCGTATGCTTTCTATTTTTTTTGCGAACAATGTCACTTTATAAGTAACAAGGCAAATAAAAAGCGTGGAAGGGGGTGGCAAGGTGGTAGACATAGACATAGAAAGTGTGATTCGGAAGTACGGCCCAAATAAAAAAACAGCGGACGTCACGATAGAAGTAGTAAGGCTTTTATCGGGAATGTCACGCTGCGAGGTGAGTGTCGTATTGGCGGCGGTTCATATGTTGAGTGATGAGTATTCTGTGTTTCCGGTATTACCGGCGGAGAATGAAAAAGAGACGTGAGTGAACACGTCCCTTTAACCAAAGAAAGAGAGGTGAGTGAAAGTGGAGAAGGCAAAAAAAACACTATTTTCGGAAGTTCAGGTGATGGTGAATAATCTGTTGTCCGGTATAAGCCAAGAGATTCAAATAAAGATTCTTATTAGTTTAGTTCTTATTTGTATTAAGGCGATACAGTATGAGCACCAAAGTTTTATACCGGGAACAGCATCGAATACAGAATCCATTTTATATGGGGAGATTGCACGGCTTAAAGATGAATTTACAAAACACAAGTCTTAAGAAATTGTTTTCCAAAGGCAGTTAATGCTGCTGATTGTGGTACGATAACTGCTTCGTTATCAGGTGGGCAGTTGATTGCGGATAAAAATGGTTGTATTACAGAGCTTATTTGTGAATAGATTTCCTGTTTTACAAAGTGAGCACTTGTGTCCAATTGAATTAAGCCCAGTCTTGCAAAATTATCTGTGATACTTCCTATTTTTCGAAGGTCATCTAATGTATGTAACTTTACACCATTATACAAAATGATGTGTGGGATATAATCCATACCTTCCGCAGAAAAGGAGAATTGGTTACCTAATGGATGTGTTTGATGAAATTTATTGTTAGAAGCATCCTGAGTTTTTTGAATCCGGATTGCACACATGGGTAACCGCTTAGGGAAATCAAACAATATTTTGGCCTCTTCAGGGCTTAATTGGCTGATGATTTCAATAAAAGCAGGATGAGCCAGCTCTTGAATATCTTCTGTCATTGAAGTTGCTAAAAGATTAGCAAATAGTGAATGAAGGTGCTCAGAGTCAGCAGTGAATTGACACTTTTGTAACAAGGGAGCAGCTAAATAAACGGGTGGCGGAACAATATTATTTTTCCCGTTTAACCTGAGACTTAAGTCATTCTTCAGCATATCAAGGGAATATTTAGCATATTTTCCCAAGTATGATGTGGGATAACCAAGAATTGTAACGATGTCGCTAAGGGCAACGTCAACAGCTTTAACGGTTTGTGGTAATGCTTTAGCGGCAGAATCAATTACTTTATGTGGGTTGGCATTAACAATGGACTTCCTCATTAAAATCTCCTTTTATAAACCTAATTAATATGCGTTCTGTTCTTTGCTCATTTGTTTGCCACACCTTTGCAGGCAGTCCCTCTTTTCAGAGAAACACCTAGGATATTTCTCTTTCAATCGGGATTGGCACACGGACGCTACTCCGTGTTTCTTGAAGGCACATCTCACTTAGGCAGTTGAGGTTGCCGCTACTATTACGCCGCAGCAAGCATTGATGTGAATGTGGCACAGGCGTCGGACAAAAATTGGGCTAACATAGCACCAACTCCTTCCTAAAGGCGAATGTAAATTTACGTCATGAAGCTCACGTATAGACGCCTCTAATCGGAGTATAGGGGAATAATAAACCTGTGTCAAGTATTTTACGCAATATGTGGGGGTGTAGAAAGTTGAAACCGCAAGAGATTATAGATTTCATAAAAAATGAGCGAATAAGAAAGGGATTATCCAAATCTCGTTTGGCGAAAGAGAGCGGATTGTCAAGAGAACTTATTGGGAAATTCGAATTAGGTAAGTATTCTCCCAAACTCTCTACTATCGAAAAGATAGGTAAGGCATTAGATTTAGAAATCGTCATAAGAAAGAGGTGAGGAAAGTGGAGAAACGTGATGCAGAGGAATTGAAAGAGGCAGCCGGGGCATTAGTGGAGTATTTAAGAGAAAGACAAACGCCAATGACTACGGCTATAGTCACAGGCGCCGGTGTAGAGATTTTAAGTACAGAGATTCATGTACCGTTTGAAGAAGAGTGGGATTAGCAAGAATTGGATAGAAAGAGAGGTGAGGAAAGTGGAGAAGATAGGGCTTGTCCCGGAAGAGATAGCAGAGATACTGCATATCGGAGCAAAACAGGTCCGGGAGTATGCAGAGAACGATCCTACGTTCCCTGTGTTTGCTGTCGGAAGTAAAAAGATATCGACTTACCGGGCGTTGGAAGAGTGGGCGACGAATCGCGCTAAGTTAAGGGTAGGAATGAAAGCACACAGTTCACGGGTTGCGGACATTGTTATGAAGAAAAGGAGAATGGCATGATGAGGCGGTTTGATGACTTCATTTTGGTTATAGAGGTTATGACGATGTGTGTAATGGCATATATTGCATTTCTTAAGTTGTAGAAGGGGAAAGGTGATTGTGATGAGGGAAATTATTGCAGATGATGCGGACAGGTTGATGTCGTTAGATGAGGTGCGTGTACGTTTAAAGACATCTCCACAGGTGGTGGCGAAGTTGGTGAATGCAGGGGTGATACCTGTTATACGGTTTCGTTCTGCCAGACGTGTTCGTAAGGTGGCGTTTAATGAGTTTATGGATCATTTAGAGGAAAATGATTTGGATAAGTTTTTGGCGGAGGTAGAGTGATGAGTGGCAAGGTGGAGGTTCATATAAGTGTCGGGACTACTATCGGCAAGGAGAGTTTGAGGGAAATAGTTAAGTTTATTGAGGCGTTACAAAAAGAGTGCAACTGTCATTGCACTCTCGATGTGGTTATATACCCTTAATGATTGTTTTGAATGTAAAGGAGCAAAAATGAAAAAGCGTAGAGTGCGTTGGGGCCGCGTTTGGGCGGCGGCGGTGGTATTGCTTTTGGTAATTGGCAGCATTGTCACGGCTATGCGGAGTGATGATGAGGTAAGGTTGATTGAGTATCGTAAGGAGGTCGCAGAGGGGGAGACGCTCTGGGATATTTGTAGCGAGATAGCTACGGATAGGGAGGATCTTAGACGGCTTGTGTATCAAGCCATGAGGGATAATCATATTTCGGATCCTACGGTTTTGCAGCCGGGGCAGGAGGTTGTTGTACGGGTGAAGGAGGCGAGGCAATGATAAGGAATAAGAGGTTACCTAAAGAAAAATTGGAAGCATGGATTGATGAGTTCGTCGGGTTCCGTGGTGATGAAGCCATAAGAATCAGACGAATGCTGAAAATACCATTAGATAAAGTGAATGAGGTAAGGGAAAAGGATATTAAACGATTATATGACAAATGAAAAAGACGATTGATAACTGCTACTATCAATCGTCGGTGGGTGGAATAGTGCTATGTGATTCCATTCCTATTATAGCATGTTTGTGGTTGTTATGGATTGGTTTGTGTGGATTTTTGAGTGGTGAGGTATGTATGAGGCGTGAGGAGTTTTTGCGGCTGCCTTATGGGTCTACGGTGCGTGTGATGGATGGTGATCGTGTGGTGATGCATGGGGTTGTGGTGGATAGGACGTGTAATTCTGTTCTTTTGAGGATTGGCAGGGTTCCTCGTGGTGCGCCTATTTTGAAGTATTTTGCTTATGGTCAGGTGGAGGTTTGTGATGCAAGTGAATGGAGGGGTTGTCGTGGAGGATGTAAGTGATCTTGTTCTTGAGAGGATTGGTAGGGCTCGGGTGATTTATGTGGCTCGTCCGTCTAAGGAGTTTTCTTCGGCGAATGAGGTGGTTTATTCTTTGTTTGGTCTTTTTCCGAATAGTGTTATTTTGTCTCCTTTGCATAATTTCAGTTATGTGCCTAAGGTTGTGGCTCATGCTAAGGGGGGATATTTGGAGTTAATGGATAGGTGTATAGGTCTTTTGTCTCGGTGTGATGCTTTGATTCTTACGGGGGCGTGGGAGCGGTCTCCGGGGTGTATGGCTGAGTATATTTATGCTAAGTATCGAGGTATGCGGGTTTATGAGTGGACGGGTGGAAGGTTTCGTGAGCTTTGCGGGGATTCTTATGATGAATAGGGTGTATGTGTGTTCTCATTGTCATTTGGATGTTTCTGCGGATGTTGTGATGTGGACGATGCGTATGGGGTCTCTTGTGCCGGTGCATCGGGATTGTCCTTATTTCCCGAGTTTTCATAGGGGGATTGCATTTGCTGAGCGTAGGTATCGTAGTTTTCGCAGGTATCACAGGGGGCGTGTGTCGGGTGTTTAGGTGTTTATTTATGTATTGTTTATTTTATTTATTTATATATACATATATAGGTAATTTTTACGGGGTTATGTGTCAGGTTTTTTGTCAGGATTTTTGCAACGGTTTTTGATGGGTTTCGGAGTTGTTTACAGTTTGTGAATAGTGAGTGAATAAGGGGGTTTTCGCCCTCTTTCCATTCTTGATATTCCTATTATTTTAGCGACATCAATGTGTAAAAAAATATTTCTTGTGGTGATACATTCAGATAAATCGATAGAGGGAAATCTTTTAATCAAGAATTGGTTGTTAAGCATAAGAGTAAAAGAAGGATAGATCATGCCATACATGAAAGAGACTTTTGTTTATCCGGGGGGATATGAGGAGAGGAAGTACCACACGTGGAGGTTGGGTGGTAAGAAGACGAGAAGGCCGAATGAGAGGAAGACGGATGCTGCCGTTCAAAGGGGTAATTCGAGAAGGGCAAAGGAGCAATTGTATCGACTTATTGTTACAAATTTTAGGAGGGATGATTACCGATTGGATTTGACGTATGGAGATCCTCCACCGGATAGGGAAGAAGCGAAAAGGAGGGTGCGAAATTTTTTAAGGAATTTGCATAATCTATATCGGAAGAATGGAGAGGAATTGAAGTACATTTATGTAACGGAGTATAAGGGGCATAGGATTCATCATCATGTTTTACTGAATGCATCGAAGACGGTATCAAGGAAAGAGATACAGGCATTGTGGAGGTATGGGATATTGAATTATCGTTCTTTCAGATATTTTGATGGTGCTGCGGAGGATTGCAGAAGGGTGGCTGAGTATTTTGTTAAGGAGACTGATGAGACGATAAGGGAAGAGGGAGCGGTGCAAAGGAAGAGGTGGAGTCAGAGTCGAAATTTGAAAAGGCCGAGGGTAAAAAAGGAGAAAATTTATAGTCGACATTGGAGAGAGAATCCAAGGGGGAGAAAGGGATTTTATATAGCGGAGGAGGAAAGCGGATGGACTCAAGATGGGTATCCGTATCAGTATATCCGATTCAAGCAAATGAAAGGTATGGTGAAGGGGGTGAGTGTGAGGGAGGATGATGTGTTACGAGGTGTTCGGGATGTGCAAGGGAAAAAGGGTATGGTTCAAGTCAGGTTACAGTTATGAGATAGGTTGCAGTTATGAGAAAGGGTGAAGTGATATGTCACAGTGTAAGGGTAAGTGGAATATAGACAGGTGTGCTGCGGTGTGGAATGGAATGAGTGAGGTGGAGCTTGAGATTATCAATCGGGCGCATGAGGCGTTGGATATGGATGTACCTGAGGAGACGGTTCGGATTCCTGTGAGTTTTGTTAATAGGATTCTTTCTAAGATTATGCGTGATGATGTAGATGATCTTGAGGAGGCTGCGGTAGAGATTATTACTCGTATTGAGCGTTTGAGGAGGACCGAGGGGTGATGGGTATGGCATCCGGAGTAAGGGCGGCGGTACTTCCGAAGAGGTATCGGACGTGGATTTTGTATAACAGAAATGATGAGGTTATCGGTTTTGGGTCGTTTGAGGAGGTTGCGGATATGTCGGGGCTTTCTTTGGCGACGGTGGAGCATATGACGTTTCCGTCTCATAGGGGGCGTCATGGGTATGTGATGTGTGAGGTGAAGGAAGAATGAGCAAAGGGAGAGGCAAGTGTAGTGATGGAGTGATTTTGGAGGGGGTATTGGATTTGTTGGGTGTAAAGATGGGGGAGGTGTTTTCTATTTCGTTTCCTAAGGAGAGGCGTGTAATGAAGGGGTTCCGGTTTGTTTGTGACAGGGGTCTTATGGTAAAGGTGTGCGGTTCTGAGGTAAAGGCGAATGGGAGTATTTTGGAGCGATTGTTGTTGGGGGAGGTTCGTATAAAGAGGTAGTTATGTGCGGGATAGATATTATTGTGATGATTGGGGCGTTTATCATCGGCGGATGTACCGGATTATGCATCGGGCTTTTGGCAGTGCTGATGAAAGTGGCGGGAAGTAAGGGTTATCATTGTGATGGTAAAAGAGTTTTTAAACAGGGTACGAAGGGAAAAGGGGACGCTTGATGTGTATTTGCGTCGGAGAAAGATGCTTGAGTGTGAGATTTTTCATGCGGGGTATCATAAAATGGGTGTGCTTAGGCAGCAGAAGCAGAAGAGCTCTATGCAGGAGTCTATTGTGGAGAGGCTTGAGCGTGAGGATCTACGTATTCAAAAGCAGTATATGAGGCTTATTGAGGATAGGCAGATGGCGGAGAGGATTATTTCTTTTGAGGCGGATGCGGTAAGGAGAAATATTTTGATGCGGCGGTATATTTTGAGTGAGCGGTGGGAGGTTATTTCTCGGGAGATGGGTTATGAGATTCATTATTTATTTCGTCTTCATGGAAGTTCTTTGCGTAGTTTAGAAAAGAAGATACAAAAAGATACTTTTTTGTGTGGTAAAATGTAATTGTGATAAATCACTCCAATCATAAGTTTGTAAAAGGCTCTGCTTACTCGGCAGGGTTTTTTATTGCAGGTTTTAGGAGGTTAGGGGTAGGGAGTTGAAATGGCTAAGGGTAAGTATGAGGAGTGGCGAACGGAAGATGGTCTGGAAAGATTAGGTGCATGGGCAAGGGACGGGTTGACTGATCAGGATATTGCGGATAATATGCATATTTCCGTTAAAACTTTGTATAAGTGGAAGAGGTCATATAGCGACATATGCGACGCCTTAAGAAAAAATAAAGACATAGCAGATATAAAAGTAGAAAACGCGTTATATAAAAGAGCGATAGGATATAGCTACATCGAGCACGTGATTGAGACGAATAGTAAGGGGTTTCGGTCTACTAAAAATATTGAGAAGGAGATGCCTCCGGATGTGGTGGCTTGTCTTATTTGGCTTAAGAATCGGAAGCCAAAGGTGTGGAGGGATAAGCAGGAGGTAGAGGTAACGGGAAACATTTCTATAGCTGATGCATTGAAGGCGGCTCGGGCAAGGGTGATTGAGCGTGAGGATAAATAAATGGTGTGTGGAGGTTATTTTTTGCGTGATAGTGTTGAAAGGTGAGGATTGGTGTATATGACGGAGAAAAAGGCAGTCATAGATCCAACAATTGAATTGATAGAGGCTTTGGGTGAATATACACATGATCCGTTGAGTTTTGTTTATTTTGCTTTTCCTTGGGGTGAGCCGGGTCTTTTGGAGAAGATGAAGGGGCCCGAGGAGTGGCAAAGGGAAGTTCTTAAGGATATCGGTAGTGGACTTAAATGTCCTAATGAAGTTATTCGGGAGGCGGTGGCATCGGGTCATGGCATCGGAAAATCAGCGATGGTGTCATGGCTTATTTTGTGGGCGATGTCAACGCATGAGGATACTCGTGGTGTTGTGACGGCTAATACGGATACGCAGCTTAGGACAAAAACATGGCCGGAGCTTATTAAGTGGTATAACTTGTTCATTGGCAGAACGTTATTTACGGTAACGGCTACTGCTATTTTTTCTAATGAGAAGGGCAAGGAGAAGAATTGGCGTATAGATGCCATTCCATGGAGTGAGAATAATACAGAGGCTTTTGCCGGGTTGCATAATCAAGGGAAGCGAATATTAATGCTTTTTGATGAGGCATCGGCTATTGCTAATCCTATTTGGGAGGTGGCTGAGGGTGCAATGACGGATAGGGATACGGAGATTATCTGGTGTGCTTTTGGTAATCCGACGAGAAATACGGGGAGGTTTTATGATTGTTTTCATAAGTTTAGGCATTTATGGAAGCAGAGGCAGGTGGATTCAAGAACGGTATCATTTTCTAATAAGGATCGTATCAAGGAGTGGATAGATACTTGGGGTGAAGATAGTGATTATGTGCGTGTCCGTGTGCGCGGACAGTTCCCTAATGCTTCGTCTCTTCAGCTTATTTCTACGGAGTTGGCTGAGAAGGCAAGGGGACGGAATCTTAAGTCGGAGCAGTTTGGGTTTGCGCCGGTGGTTATCGGAGTGGATCCGGCATGGATGGGTGATGATGCTACGGCTATTTGGCTTCGTCAGGGACTTATGGCTAAAAGGCTTAAGAAGATACAGAAGAATGATAATGATATGGTGGTGGCCAATTTGATTGCTCGTTTTGAGGATGAGTATCATGCGGATGCGGTAAATATTGATTTGGGTTATGGAACAGGGATTTATTCGGCGGGGCAAACGATGGGTCGTCATTGGAATCTTATTTCTTTTGCCGGTGAATCTCCGGATCCGGCTTGTAAAAATATGAGGGCGTATATGTGGGAGAGTATGAGGAAATGGTTATTGAAAGGGGGTGCTTATCCTGATGATCAAGTGATGCAGGATGATTTGACGGGGGTAGAGATTAAGCCGACGGATGATGGGAAGTTACAGTTGCAAAGTAAGGAGTATATGAAGCAAAAGGGGATTCCATCTCCGAATGATGCGGATGCATTGGCGCTTACTTTTGCTGTTCCTGTGGTTTTGTCAGGTAGGCGGCGGATGTCTACGAATACGCAGTATAAGTTATTTCAGTAGTTAAAGAAGGAGGAATTGACAATGTGTTTAGCAAAAATATTTGGTGCACCGGCTGCGCCTGTGATTAAGAAGGTAGCGCCGGGTGCGACTACGGTTACGTCTTCTGATATCGGTGCTGATACGAGTGCTGATGCGGAGTCTGCACAGCGAAAGAAGAAAAAGCAGGGGTTTGCTGCTACGCGTTTGGCGGATGTGGCACAGGAGAGTTCCGGTGGTAAGAGTACATTGGGTTAAAGGTAGATATTATGGATAGATTATCAGCCATTGCTACTACGGGTCGTATGACACCGAGGGATAATAAAATAAGTAAGGTGCCTGAGAAGAAGTATATTTTACAACTTCAGAAGTCATTGGCGGAGATGCGGATTCCTTATGAGGAGAGATGGAAGGATATAAGAGATTATCAGTTGCCGTTTTTAGGGGAGTTTTCCGATACGGAAGATGAAACGAATAGGGCACGGAGAAAGGATCTAATGATAGCCAACGGCTGTGCGTGGGCTGCTAATTGTGCTTTTGCGGCAGGAATTATGTCCGGTCTTACACCGCCCAGTAGGCAGTGGTTTAAGTTTGGGTTTTCAGATAGCAGTGCTAATGAGGATATTGAGGCAGCTGCTATTCTGGATAAGCGGCAAGAAGTTGTGGAGTATATGCTTCACAAGAGTAATTTCTATAATGCTATTTATAGTGCTTATATGGAGCTTGGGTATGGTCAAGCTCCTTTAGGCGTTTTTGCGTCTGATGAAACGGGCGTGAGGTATCAGCATTATACGGTAGGAACATACTATCTTTCCGGTAGTACCGGTGGACGTGTCGATACTTTTATCAGGCGATTTCAAATGACGGCGGAACAATTGAAAAATCAATTCGGTATAGATAGTTTACCTAATCATGTGAAAGAGGTTTTGAAGGGTGCTGCTTCTGTTACGAAAAAGTTTACTACATATTGGATTGTTTTACCGAATAAGGTGAAGACGCCTACGGGTATCGGTGCCGGAAATATGCCGTATATTTCTCTTTATTACATTGAGAATCAATCGGAAACGGAGAATGGCGGTTATATTTATACGGGTGGTTTTGAGGAGTTCCCTGTACCGGTGGCTCGGTATCAAGTGATTGAGGGAAGTGCTTATGGAAAGGGTCCGGGGTGGTATGCCGAAGGT